TACTTACGGTAGTTGTTGGTGCGGGATGGTACGCGTATCACATCTATGAAGAGGTAGGGGTTCTTCAAACGGCAAACGCACAGTACCTTGCAAATCAAAAGACACTTGAGGCCAATCAACTTACCTGCACAAGCGCCAACAAGACAAATGAAGCAACGATAGCCGCGCTGACAGCTGAGCGTCAGCAAAGTCAACAGGCGATTGCTACTCTTGCGGCCACCGCTAAGATCAATGTTGATAATCTTTCCGCTGTTTCTGCAAAGCTTGCAGCACTTATGAAATCACCGGCTAACAATGGAACGCTTTCTCCTGATCTTCGTGAGACTATAAGAGGACTTCAAACCCCTTCAGCAATGGGAGTTAAAAAATGAAACAGCTTTTACCTTTAGCACTTACGGCTATTCTTTTAGTGGGATGTGGATCAGACCCAGTAAAACCTGTTCCACCGGTTATTACTCAAACCAACTACGTTGTCAAAATTCCACCTGCTCAACTACTTGCCCAGCCAATCCCAATTCCAAATATCAACGTTGATACCGCTACACAGGCTGATGTTGCTAAGTGGATAATTGGAGTGCGTGGTAATGAACTGTCTTGTGAAGCACAGCTTCAGGGGATTGCTCAGTTCTTTATTGTAGAACAGAATAACCTAAATATCTCAACATCAACAAAATGAGGTAGTAGATGGGATGTAATTGCCAAGCACCAAATAAAGATTCTCTTTGGACTCCACTTCCTGAATATATAAATCCAACTTTAGATATTCAACTTGGTGAGAACATTGATTGCTACATGGCACGTGCAACGTCCCAGACTGGTTTAAAGAATGATATCGGGGCGAAAATTGATAGCAAGATCGATAATACTTCCCTTACATCTGATTTAAATTTGAACGTTAATACGACGTTCATCCTAACTCCGAACTCCACCCGAACCGCCACCAGTTGGGCCATCAACGTTGATGGCAGTGGTAGCGTCTCCCCACTTACTGAACTTACGTTCAACACTGGCACCGGTCTTCTGAGCGGTACCGTAACTGAACCGCACGCCAATAAATCCTACAACGTCCTAATCACCACATCAGATGGGGATGGTGTCATTGACTCAAGAGCATTTACGTTCTTTCCTAAAAAGGCTGGTAAGGATGACACGATTAAATTTGTAATTCCTCTAGCAGGAAATTCCCACGTGACGTGTGGATATGGACCAAGAACACCACCGACACCTCGCGCATCTGCAATGCACAAAGGCTATGACTATGCAATGGTTGATCACTCACGTGGAGATATTGTTTCAACCGCTGATGGAACTGTTGTTAAGACTGGACCAGCGACGGGCTTCGGTAATTGGATTATCATTGAACACCCGGACTCACAGGGTAACATAGTAGCATCTTCAGTATATGGTCACATGAATGATGGTGACACATATGTAACGGTTGGACAGAAGGTAAGTGCTGGGCAGAAAATTGCTAAAGAAGGAAATAATGGGATAGGTACCGCACCCCATCTCCATTTTGAAATTCATAAAGGTAAATGGTCACAGAAAAATGCTGTTGATCCTGGCCCATATCTGCACGGTGCTGTTTCAGTAGCAACGAATAATAACCCAGCGGTTCAAATTGATAGTGGGCCAGCCCCAACCGGGTTTAAAACTCAGACAAATACAAACGTTGGAATGACGACAGCAGAATCTCAATCTGGTATTCCCTGCCCAACAACGGTACCTGGTGATGAGTCACTTCCTCCCGTCGTAATTCCACCTGTAATTTCCCCAGGAACTCCATCGCCAGAACAACCACCAAAACCACCAACAAATAACATTAACAGTTACAGGTCAGCATGTGCTCCTCCAGCTGGTTCAACCCCAAGTACGGCTGCTGTTGTAGCAGCAATCCAAAAGGCTTGTGTCGAGGCTGGATTTCCAATAGGTGGGCAGGATGCTACGTTTATTCAGACGGTGGCGACGATTGAAAGCGGTCTAGATCCATATGCAAAATGCCCAACGACTTCAGCGACCGGGCTCTATCAGATGGTGAATAAAACGGCAGTAGCGGTTTATGGAGCGGCTGGAATTCCACCAACGTGTGAGAACAGATGCGATGCGTATCTTTCAACTAAGGCATTTATTGCTTGGTATAAGTCAGACTTTCTCCCGTATTGGCAGTCATTCGTTGCATCTGGGAAAACCAAGATTAAGAATCTGACTATCAAACAGACAGCTTGGTCGGCCCAATATACAAACTTAACCCAGAGCGAATTCATGTACGGACTTATCCATCATGACGGAATTGGTAACGCGGTAAATGGATTAGATCAAGGTGGAGTGAAGTACTGGCGAACGCGCGTAGGAACAGCTTAAGTTATCAGAATAAGAAAAGTAATAAATAAAGCCATACAGTAACTCTCTTAAGGCTTTAATATGAACGCTCATGATTTTGTCAGGATGTCAATAGACGATATTCAGAAACTTAATTCAGTTAATTACCCTCAATTTGCTGGGGTTCTGATGCATCTTAATAAGAACCCCCAGTTAGAATTAAACACAATTCTCTCCCAGTTTCCTGGTCAATCTAAATCGGAACAACTTTTTAATCTTTTGAGGAATGTTAAGTATATTCCAAAGTGTTTATGTGGTAATGAACTCAGATTTAAGACAATCAGTCAAGGATATTCCATCTACTGTTCTGCCAAATGTAGAGAACAGGACCCGCACATTAAAGTGAAACGAGAAGCAGCATGCCTTGAAAGATTTGGTGTTAAAAATGCTGGACAGAATTCTGAAATTAAAAAGAAAATTGAACAGACATGTCTAGACAGATTTGGGGTAGGATCAGTACTTGCTTCCAAGCATGTAATAGAAAAAGCAAAGAGTACAAAGAAGAAAATTCAAAAGAACATTACAGAGAAGACTATTGCGTCTAATTTAGTAAAGTACGGTTTTCCTTGTACGCTACTTGATGACAATGTAAAGGAAAAAGCGAGGGTGACCTTGCTAGAGCGATATGGTGTTGAACATAATTCTAGAATACCTTCAGTAAAAGAAGCGAAGAGCCAACAACTTTTCAAGTATCGTAAGCGATCTATATTTGAAGATGACGTAGTTCAAGCTATCATTGATCTTGGCTATCGAGGGGAAATACAGCGTAATGTTAGATCTATCATCAACCCCCAGGAAATAGATATCTGGCTTCCAGAGCTCAAACTTGGAATAGAATGCAATGGGTGTTATTGGCACTCAGATCCTTGGAAGCCAGAGAATTATCATCTAATAAAAACTGAGGCAGTTGAAGATAAAGGCGGAAAGCTAATACACCTTTACGACTTTGAGTGGAGCAATAAAAATGAGATTGTGATGCATCGTCTAGAAAGTGCATTAGGATTAGGAAAGAAACTGTTTGCTAGAAAATGCGAAGTGAAGAAAATCACGTCTAAAGAAATGGACGCCTTAGTTTGCGCCTACCATATTCAAGGCCCGGCAGTCGCCAAACATCGTTATGGGCTTTACTGTGCTGGAGAATTAGTTGCCGGAATGAGTTTTTCAAAACCTAGATTTAATAAGGCATATGAGGCTGAGCTCATAAGATATGTCAGCTCCAGTAATGTTGTTGGTGGAGCAAGCAAGTTGCTGAGCGCGTTTGTCAAAGATCAAAACCCAAACTCAATCATTACATATGCTGATAGACGGTGGTCAAATGGAAACTTATACGATAAGATAGGATTTAAACTTCTTAGAAAGAGCAAACCTGGTTATTGGTATTTTAAAGGCCAAGAGTTTAAACATCGCTCAAATTTTCAGAAACACAAGCTTGAAAATATTTTAGAAAAATTTGATTCCAATCTTGGAGAAGTTGAAAACATGTACGCGAATGGATGGAGACGCATTTTTGATTCGGGTACTCGCGTCTATGAATTGGTAACGCGGTAAATGGATTAGATCAAGGTGGAGTGAAGTTCTGGCGAACGCACGTAGGAACAGCTTAGTGATTGTTGTCTAATATCAGCCTGAGCACTGGAAACAAGTCATAAGGTTCAGAGTTTCTGAAGCGCTTCCAGTACTGAGGATGATGCACCTTATAGTGTCTTAAACTCCCATTTTTGCGCAACCATTTATCCGCGTTGCCGCCTAGCGCAATTATCGCGCGGGGTTTTAAGGACTTAAGGAGAGCCCCATCGGTTGGTGCTCCATCCTTATCAGCCGAATTTATCCAAACAAGCTCGCTTTCAGGAATGTTCTCAACATGAAGCAGCGCGTTCAACCAACCTGAACAGTTCTTTACTGCCCAGAATGGGACGTGCAAGAAGTCAGGAGCCGTTGGCGCACCTGGTCCTGGCTTATCTCCAACGATAAGAATGTGACCTGCAGCCTTGGCTCTTCCCTTAAGAGCTGCATCATACAATTCAGTACGAGTCAGGATGCGTCGATCGATCTCTTGCTTGGAATCAGCATCAAGTTTAACATAGGAAACTTTCATCTTAGCGAAACATTTTTCTGGTAATTGACATAACACTTTCACCACTAACGGTAGGGGCTTTCTCTTCTGTAAATGCCTTAAGAAATGCACCTCCGCATTTACACGCGCTACCAAACACATCTGCACCACCCTGCACTACTTTTAATCGATACCCGGGCTCACTGTAATTAGGTGTATTAGTAATCTCAAACACAGCATCCCCATAAATGTTCTTAACGCTCGTCACTTCGTCTGGTCTATGCGCGGCATAAGCTGCATAGTCAAGCGTGACCATATCACCTGTTTTAAATACCATCTTATTCTCCTTAAATTGGTGCTGGGATATCAATCAACTCGCTCATGGCGCGGGTGATCGCAACGTATTCCAAATTTCTTTCTTGTTCCTTTTGCCAGTCCAGCTTTGCGTATGAGCTTGGCAGATACTTAGCGCGCCCGAGGATATAAACCCGAGTCCATTCACGGCCTTTCGACTTGTGAATCGTGCTGAGGGTTAAAACCTTCGGAGTCTCACCTTCAGGTGTGTTGCCGAACATCTGTTCAATGTCAGTTACTAAATCATCAATGCTGTGTCGCTTGGTTGCGATGCAACGGTTGATAACAACGCGAAGGCAATCGATCTGATCAACCAGTCCTTCGACACGATTTTCCTGTCCTTTACTCATGAAACGAGCGGTCTGACGAGCCTGATAATCTTCAAGCTTATCGAGCAGCTTGTCGAGGGTCTTCAACTTCCAACGGCGTGCAAGCTTCACCAATCCCTGACCAATCTCACGACCTTCAACTCGGCAAGCAATACCCTTAGCGAGAAGTGAGTACGCTGTTTGAATCAGAGGAGCCGTGTTGCGACAGAGGATAGCGTCCTTATACCCAAGACCTTCCTTATCCATATCAGCGTATTCAATCGCTCGAACAACTCCTTCCGGAGCAGATTCATGGGCAACAAAATCAGGAACCAACCGCTTGGCCTGTTCAACTACCAGCTTCGGACAACGTCGAGTAACGTTCAGTGGCAAGGTCTTTGCGTTCGTAGCCTTCTTCAATTGGTTCATTGAATCACTGTCGGCTCCTGTGAAGCCGTAGATCGCTTGACAAGGATCACCGACGAAAATCATGCGCCCAGTCCTTGGCTTCAACATAGCGAGAGCGAGGGCGCGCCGTGCGGGGTTTGTATCCTGAGATTCATCCAACAGAATCCAATCTTTTGGCCAGAAGCGGGCGCGGAAATAAAGAGGCGCCAAGATCATGTCATCAAAGTCGATAACTTCTTTGCACTGGTTGAGTGAAATCCTATAGACGGTTTGAGCTGCACTGATGACATCAAACATTGAGACATTTTCAGTCACGTCATTTTCAAGACCAAAATGTTCCCAGATATCAATCCAGTTTTCACGGTCATCGATCGCCGAGAGGTGGCCGATTGCCCGCTGTTTTGCGAGAGAGCAGAGCTTGACGATGGTGTCCCCAGCTTCAGCGAAGATTCCACCATCAGCGAGACGAACTCGCTCAGCTTCCACGATGTTGTAGAGCTTTTTATTTTCAACTTGAACGCGAGGAGCAACTTTTCTCCAAGCACCGAAACCAAACGAATGAACGGTACCAGCTTGGGCAACCTTCCAATCGTACTTGAGGACTTCCAGCTTCCCCTTGATTTCATCTGCGATCTTCTTGTTGTAGGCCATGATCGCGCAGTCACCGAGACGACCTTCAATGATCGCATCAACCACCTGCATGAGAGTGTAGGTCTTGCCGCAGCCTGCTCGAGCGAGCAGTTCCAAGGAACCTTTATCCTCGAGCACCCAGCGAATGACCGCGGCTTGCTGTTCAGATAGGTTCGACCAGCGCGTAGGAACGAATTTCATCTCAATCTCCTTATCATTTACCAGTGCCCTAGGCTAGGAGTTACCCACTGCCTAAGTCCTACCGCCACATAGTTACCCACTGCCTAAGTCCTACCGCCACATGCGGTCTAAGAGATATTCTCCGGGCTATCACACTTGGTAAATGGGCTCTCTTTCGAGAGCCGAGAATCTTATTGAGCGGTGAGACGCTTTGGTTCAGCCTTGGCCTTCACGGTGGTTACGCCTTGAGTTTGGAGAAACTTTTCCATCGCCGCCTTAACATCGGCTTCAGGAGCGGATTGAGTAGGGAAGCGAGCTTTTGTGGATTGGGTAGTCATTTTTGAATCTCCTAGTGGTAGTACGTTTAAGTATCCATTCGATGAAGCTATTATATCATGAACCTAAATGCATGTACACATAAAGAGTGTAACAGTTTCTGTAACAAATGTTATCAAACTATAAACTTTGTAACAATCTCATAAAACAATACGAATCTATTAAACTTCCTCGGTTAAAAATAATGGCGCCTCAGAGTGTTCCCTGAGGCGCCATTATGAAATTCCAAGGTGAAATTCCAAGGATTCAGGTGTTAAAAATGCTCGCTAAACCACTCTTCCCAAGACCCTGGGAAATTTACGGGTTGATAGAGCCATCGACCGCCATTCTTCTGTTTGATTGAAATGTTCAATTTTACCTGGTAGAGATCACCCAGGAGGATAGGCGATATCACAGTGATAAAATGTGGTCCTGCTGGAAATAATACGAGGGTTCCCCGTTGTGGAACCAAGCTGAAATTATAGACCGGAAATTCTAGCTTTCCTCCAAACACCTCAAAGCGTGAATCAAGTGGTACGTTATCATTGTAGTCCTTTAGCCAAATAAATCCAACTAGATCAACATCCTTATGTTGAATCCATTTTTTGCGAAGATACTTGGCGTTCTCACAGCCTGGTTTTTCAGCTGGTGCGTTCGCATACTCTGGATAATACTGAAAAACTGGCTTTTCCAACCCGCGGTACGTACTATCATACCGAGTTTCGATCTCTGGGATGATCGTGTGGAATCTCTCGATAATATCTTGTTCCCATTGAAGACAAGACCGTTCAGTCTTTCTTGGAACTCCAGCCTTATCGGTATCTGGGAGATCAATTTTAATTTCTTCTATAATCTTTTCACAGATATGCGGAGATAAGAAATTCTGAGTGACGATGAAAGGACTATTAATCAAGATGGTTCCCTCTATATGTTTTATGTTAGCGGAGTTTGACCGCACTTATGTTGCTAATTTGGTTTTGGATGCTTCTTTCAACGAGGGCAATATCCTTGTCAAGCTCACTTAAGTCTCTACTGAGCTCTTGATGATATCCCCTAAATTCTGGAATTGCGGCAGTTACAAATTCATCTACCTTTCCTATCTGAGCTGTGATTTTAGCTAGAACATCCAACGCCCGCTGGAAGGTATCTTTTAGTGTATCAAGAGTTTGTTGTTCATGAATCTCATGCATTTGCAACTGATGTTTTAGATCATTGATTTCGGTCTTCATCGTCTTGATGATAGTTTCCATATCTTTTCTGAGTGACATAAAATCAGAAATTTGTGTTTTGATA